TCTGGTCCTCCTTCCACGTCCGGTGTTCGTCGATGCGCCCCGAGCACTCGTAGGACGTGCGGCCGAGGCGGGCGAGCATCGAGCGGGCGGCCATGATCTCGTCCGTGAAGCGGAAGAAGACCACGGCAGGCTCCTGCGGCAGGTCCTCGGTCAAGACCTCTTCGAGGGCGTCGAGCTTGGCCGTGCAGACCTGGCGCGAAAGGCCGTCGATCGGCAGCCATCCGCCGGATGCCTGCTGGAGCCGAAGGAGCTTGATGGCCCCGTTGGCCATGGACAGGCGGCCGTCGAGGACTTCCTCGACCATGGACTGGGCGACGGCGTAGTAGGCGCGGCGGCCTTCGGCGGACAGCTCGAAGCGGCGCGTGACGTGCACAGCCGGCGGCAGCTCGTAGCCTCCGCGGAGGTCCTCGTGCGTGACCTTGTGCACCCAGGTGCCGAGCCATGCGGCGAACTCCTGGGGCTGCTTGAGCGCCAGGAACTTGCGCAGCTCGAAGCCGCCCATGACGGCGTGCCGAGCCTGGAAGCCGATGAAGCTGCCGCCCACCTGGCCGAGCGCCCGGGCGATGCCGTAGGCGTCGAGCGGGCTGTGCGGGAGCAGTGTGCCGGTCAGGCCCCAGCGCCGGGAGTTCTTGAGGGCGACGGCGCCCCACTTGCTGAACTTGCCTTGGGGCCCCTTGATCTTGTGGCATTCGTCGATGATGACGAGGTCGGCGCGCTTGACCAGGTCGAGCGGCATCCGCCAGACGGCCTCGTGGTTGGTGACGAGCCAGGTCGGGCGGCCGGCGTCGCGCCACAGCTCGAGCGCGCGGGCGTGCTTCGTCGCCGTGGTCGAGCCGCCGAGCACGTGCGCGTCGGCTTCGGGCCAGCCGCGGGCGACCTCGATGGGCCAGTCGCCCATATTGGCCGTCCGCGTGGCGACGAGGACGCGGCGCACGTCGATCATGCGCGCGGCCTCGATGGCGGCGCGGGTCTTGCCGCCGCCCATGGGGCAGTCGAGGACCCCGTACTGCCGACCCGCGAGCCACTGTGCGGCGCGGACCTGGTGGGGCCAGAGATTCACAGCGGGCTCCCCGGTCGGTCCACGACCCGTCTGTCCCACGGGCCTCCGAATCGGCTCTCGAACTTTTCCATATTTTTCACCCAGGTAGGCAGCCTCCTAGTTTCTCGCTCTATCCTTGCGAGCGTGGAGATGCATTCATCTTGGGCGTTAGCAGCCCTTGGGCTTGCTCTCACGACATTCACGACACGGCGGGAATCCGTGTCTATGTAAAGAACACCAAGCTGGGTCGGACCAGTGATCGCTAGATACGGTTCGACCCCCTCCATGTGCCGACGGATGGCGGACACCGAAAGCCAAGTACACGTGCTCGGGACCGCGTAATAGCCTTCACGAAACGCCCGCAGCATCCATCTGAACTTTTCAGGGTCCCGCATGTCGGCAACCAAGTCCTTGGCGTTGGATTTTATTTCGACCCCAACCGTAGACGGAGCATGAGCTATCGGGTTGATGGCGACGAGGTCGGCTTTACGAGGGGTGCCCCCTTCTGATCCGCCGACGTAGAACTGCCTGTACACTATGTAGCCACTGCGCCGAAAGAAGTCGGCAACGGCGGCCTCAATAGACTCAGCGGTCGAGGTGTCGTAGAGTCCGCTCATCGGGCCCCCTCCCCGCGGCGGCGCACGTGCTCTTCCGCCGCGGCTGCCCAGCGATCGAGCCCCGCGTTGCCCTCGTTGCGCTCGATCGAGTGGAGCAGCCAGTCGAGGAGGCCGAAGTCGTCCTCGGTCTCCTGGGCCTTCTGGGGCCCGAGCAGGCGCCAGGCGGCCTCCTCGGCCGTGTGGCGGTTCTCCTCGGTCACGGGGACCGAGCCGGAGACCAGGCCGGAGGCGGCGCAGCGCAGGCAGAGCAGGGCGTCCCGGCCGCCCCAGAGGCTGTAGGGCTGGGGGATGTGGCTCAGAAAGAACCCGCCGCACTTGGCGCACAGGCCGCCAGGGGGGTAAAGTTCCGAAGTCATCGGCTCCACTGGGGTTAGGTCCTCAGGGAGAGCCGCGACGGGCGGCATAGCCAAGTGGTAAGGCAACGGATTGCAAACCCGCTGCCTCCACCAGCCCGGGCCCCGGTCGCGGCTCTTTCCCAAATCGATGTGCTGCATGGAGTTGTGGTTGGTCACGCCGGCTCGGCGTGCGGGGGGAAGGGCAGGGCGCCGCAGTCCGACGCCTCAGCGTCCAGGGCGGGGAATGCCCTGGCGATCGAGTCGGCGCGCCTCAGCACGGCGCCGGGTTGGTGCCGGCAGTAGCCGGCGGTCACGCGGATGTCCCGGTGGCCGGCCAGGGCCTGGGCCTCGGAGATAGCCAGGCCGGCCTCGAGCCAGCCGGTGATGCAGGAGACCCGCAGGGCGTGCAGGTCCACGACCCGGCCCGCGGCGTCGCGGCGCGGGATACCGGCCAGGGCGAGGGCTGCGTCGTGCCGGCGCAGGGCCGGCCGGTGCTTGATCCGGCCGATGCCGCGGGGGCCCAAGAAGATCGGGTCCGATGGGCGGCCGAAGCCGAAAACGGCCTGGTGCAGTTGCCGCAAGGCGACCAGGCGCCGAGCGGCCTGGGGCGACACAGGCACGTGGCGCGCCCTGCGGCTCTTCGAGTCCGCGGCGGCGATCTCGAGGGCCTGGCCGTCGAGGGCGCCCCAGGTGGCCTGGGACAGCTCGCCCCAGCGGCAGGCGCTGACGGCCAGGGCCAGGTAGAGCGGGAGCTGGGGGACGGCCCTGGCCGATCTTTCCTGATCGGCTTGGTCGAGCTTCTGGTGCGCCGCCAGGTAGCGGTCGAGCTCGGTGGCGGAGAGGGCGCGCCGCTCGTGGCGGAGCTGGTCCTCGCGGACGCGGAGGCGGCGGACCTTGGGCAGGGAGCAGGGGGCGACCCCGGTCTCTGCGAGCCACGTAAGCCAGGACAGGACGGCGCCGGTCTTCTTCTCGGCCGTCCTGGCCGATCGGCCGCTAGAGATCACGGCTGCGCGGTAGCGGAGCAGGGACCCGGCGTCGAGTTCGTCGAGCCGACGGACGGCGAGGAAGCCCACCACGTGCCGGATGCTCGCCCCCACGTCCTGGACGTAGCGGGGCCGGCGTCCTTCCCCATGCAGCGCCTCGAGATACGAGACCAGGAGGCCCTCGATCGAGAGCCGTTGGCCGAGGCCAAGTCCTTCGACCCGCTCAGTGATGAGCGCGTCGATGAGGCGGCTCAGGGCCGCGGATGCGAGACGGGGGGCTTCCATCACGCTTCTCCCCTCCGGGCTTGACCGGCGGGGTTCGCTCCCCCATTATACCAACGGACGCAACACATGCAACGGAAAAAATCAGCCAAGGCCCGGGCCATCGTCGAGACTGAGCGCCCGCGGGGTCGTCCCCAGATCGCCGAGAAGCGTCGGCGCCTGTCCCGTTCGATCAACCTGCACCCACTCACGTGGGCGCTGCTGGACCGGGTCGTGGACGTGACGCCTCGAGCGACGCGGAGCACGATCGTGGAGCGGGTGGTGTGGCAGCGAGCCCTGGCTGATGGGCTGATTTCTGCGGAGGAATCAGATGCGGCCATGAAGTCAGGAGTGCGAGTTCTGCCTTTCCCAGGGAAGACGGCGTAAGCCGTGACAGGGCGAGGGTCTGCGGAAAACACCGCAGACATACATTCGAGGATCGGCAAGGGCCCGTCTCAGAACTTGAGAGGCAACGGATCCCAAGAGCCTAATTGCGCACCCCTATCTGGCGCGTAGCTTCCTGCAATGCCCCCTACCAAGAAGCCCCCGGTGCCGCCGAGCAAGCTGCCGGCGAACCGCCACGGAGACGACCGTTGCGCCCTGTGCGGCGGTCCGTTCTATCGCGTCCACCCGAACACGCTGCCCCTGTGCGTCAAGCACTACTGGCGCTCAAGGCGCCGCGGCTGGGAGTGGGACCCGGCCCCGGAGCTGTCGTCCATGACGCAGTCCCAGGCGGACGAGGCCAAGCGGCTCTTGGACGCCGGGTTCACGCGCGTGAGGATCGCGGAGCTGCTGGGGCTCTCGCAGTCCACGGTGATCGGGTTTTTCCGCCGCGGCGCCGCCTACAGCCGCGAGCCGCGGAGAACGCCTAAGCCTAGGCGGAAGCCCAAGTTGTGACCGGGGCGGGACTTTTCCCATTTTTCCTGTTGCGTCCGTTGCCCCGGGCGTCGATGTTGGTGGCACGGCAGCCGCACGGCCGCGCATGGTGCGCGGTCTGTAGCATCGCCGCCACGCTACCATGCACACCCCCCAGGACAACGAGACGCGCGCCCGTGTGGCGACGCGCCTGCAACAGATTGCGGCCGCGGTCAGCGCCCGCCGCGGCGGCCTCGACAGCCCCGTGGTGGGCTGGGACATCGACACCGACGGCGAGCTGACGGACGAGAACGGCGAGCCCTACGAGCCGGAGTACGCCTTCGACGATCAGCGTCCGCTCCTCTGCAAGGAGTCCCAGGATCACTGGGACGAGGTCTGGGCCAGCAGGAAGGCCATTGCCGACCTCTATATGTCCGTGCTGTATGCAGCCGCGGCCCCATTCTCCGGCATCGCGGTCCTGAGCACCGTTGCCGCGTGTGTCGGCGCCGCCGTAGGCGAGGGCCGCGTGCTGGTCTGGCAGCGCCTGGAAGACGAGACGTTCCGCGCGCTGGCCGAGCTGCACTTTGGCCTGCACCGTTCCAGCGCCGAGATCCTGGAGGCGGCGCACGCCTACGGCGCGGCGCTCAAGAACTGGCACTACCAGCACATCCGCGCCGAGCGCCAGGCCGCGCAGGTCAAGGCCGTGCTTGCTGTGGCGAAGGACGGTGCCGCGTGAGCCGCCTGGACCCGCTGCGGGTCAAGCTGGAAGCTGTGCGCCCCGGCCTCGAGCTCGCTCCTGGCCATGGCGCGCGGCAGGTCTGCCGCACGCTGACGCAGCTCCTCGACAGCTCAGGCGACGTGGACCGGCTGTTGTCCAAGCTGTACCAGGAGGCGGCGAACCTCCGCCACGAGGCGGACAACGAGACGCTGCGGCAGGAGCTGGACGTGCTCTTGGCCTTCATGCACGCCTGGCAGATGCAGGGGAGGGAAGTCTGATGGCACAGACCGCCTACGACGCCTGGCGGACGGCCAGCCCTTGGGACGACGAGCTGCCGCCGTTGCCGGTGCGCTGCACGTGCACCGCGTGCGACTGGAGCCGGGACTACGAGGACCCGGACGACGTGCCGGGGTCTGGGCTCGGGCAGCCGAGCTGCCCCGCTTGCGGGGAGGAGATCGAGGTCGAGGAGATCGAGGAGATCGAATGAAGCTCACCCCGCACATGGAATCGTTTCTGGCCGCGATCCGCGAGGAGCCGGCGCGGCAGATCACGAAGACGTATCGCACGACGTGCACGGGCATGTTCCTGGCCGGCGGGCGGTTGTACCCGCCGCGGGTCGTGCACGCGCTGGAGCGGCGCGGCCTGGTGCGGATCACCCGGACGACGGAGCGCGGCGCGCCTCGCGTGGTCGAGGTGCGGGAGGTGCCCAAGCCGTGAAGCTCTCCGAAGCGCAGATCCGCGGGCTGCGGGCGATAGCGGAAGGGCGTGCCGGCTGGAACGCTGGATCGCCGGCCGGCATCTTTGATCCTTCTCGCTGGTGGGGCATCCACGCAGGAACGGCTGAGGCGCTTGTTCGCCTGGGCTATCTGCTGCGCCGCTCCAAGGAGCCCCTCACCCCAGCCGGCCGCGAGGTCCTGTCGAAGGCCCTCGGGGCCTGATCCGAGCCCGCCCCTGGGAGACTGGGGGGCGGGTCTTACACCGAACACCGCGCAGCACTCGGGAGGCCTACGCCGCTACCACCGAGGCCGGCAAGCCCTGGCCCGGGGCGCGCAAAGGGCACCTTACAACGACAGAGCAAGCCTAGGCCCTATCTCGGGTGACGGACAACCCCGGGCGGTTCGAGGCGTCGAAAACCTCCAGCGGGGGACCTGCACAGCAGGCGGCCCCGCACAACCCCCATGCTTTACGCCAAGATCCTCCCCGTACCCCCCGGCTCCCCGCAGATCCTCGACGGCCACGCGATCCCCGTGGGCCAGCACGTCGCGCAAGCGCAGCCGCTGGCCTGGCGTGGCGACACGCTGGAGCTGGTCAAGCTGACGGTGGACACCCACGCCGTGCCCGACTGGTCACAGGTCCGCTGGGGCGAGGCGCGGGCGCTGAGCTTGGGGGAGATTCAGCAGCTCCACAAGGATGCGATCGCCTGGGCGCTGGCCGAGAGCGTGCCGTTTGAGGGCGTCGTCGCTGGCCCGGTGATGATCGAGGCGAGCTGGTGGCAGCCTGTGGCGCAGCGGCGGAACTGGGAGTATGCGCGAGCGGGGCGCCTGGCCTACGACGAGGAGTCTGTCTGGAACAACCATGAGGTGACCGGGCCTGTGGCGCCGGTTAACGCGCAGCCGCAGCGCTTGCAGCTCGACCACGGCACCTACGCGCCCTGGGACCTCAGCGCCCCCTACGGTCCCTTGGGTCTCCCCGGGTCCCTGCTGCGCGCCGTGGACAACGACGAGACCCCCTTCCCGTACGACAGACCCTACGGCGCCGTGGGCTCTGGCGAGGGCGCCAACCCTTGGGGCCTGGTGCAAGGCAACCGCTACCTGACTCGCTCCCTGGCCTTGCAGCAGCTCGCACTGCGCGGCACCGGCGCCCTCTACGAGCGCGGCCTGCCGCCGTCGAAGCTGCCCGCCGGCGCGGTCTACCGCATCGATGGCCCGAGCCACGTGCCCGTCTGCCACGGCTGGGACCGAAACCACGACCCGCTTGGGTGGCACCAACAGGACTACAGCAAGACCACGCACGGCGTGATCGACTCGCAGCACATGAGCCGCACGCTGGGGCTGCTGTATCCCTCGGCGTACCTAGGCGGCGAGCGCTGGGCGATCAACGAGATCCGCTGCCTGGCGCAGACGATCGTGCTGTGCTATGACCCCACCCGGCAGCAGCGGTTCGGGCGCGAAGACGCTTGGCGGATGCACGCCGTGTCGGCCGCGGTCCACCTGACGCCGCCGAGCGATTTGATGCGGAAGGGGTGGACCCGCTGGCTCAAAGACATGGCCGTGTACATCGGGGATCTGGTCGGAATGTACGGCTTCGCGGACGTGCAATGGGGCCACCACCAACTGCCCGCCGACATGCAAGGCCCCGAGTACGGCCTTTGCGCCCCCTGGGAGTGGCTCTTGATCCTGTCGGCGCTGGCTGCGGCGCGCCGGGTCACGATGCCGCACAGCAGCGTGGACGAGTTCCGCCTTACGGCGCGGCTCTTGCTGGGGGACCTGGAAGGAGCCTGGGGCCGCGGCGAAGGATGGCGCCTGCCCTACAAGTTCGTCGTGACGCGCGCTGCGCCCGGCAAGATCCACCACGCCATCAACCAGCACCCCAACGGCGCCCCGCAGACCGACGGCGAGTTCTACATGGGGCTCCTCGGCTGCCTCTACCTGCCCGAGCACACCGGCCTCGACCTGCGCGGGACCACCGAGCTGGAGATGCTGACCGAGCGCCTCCAATCCTGGGCCGCCGCGCAGGGCAAGACCCTGGCGCAGTGCTTCCCGGCGCACCCGCACAGCCCGAGCTTCGGCAACGAGATCGTGGCGAAGTTGGCGCTCAATTAACCGATCGAATTCGGGAACTTGGCGCCCTTCTGTGTTGACCTCGCCCAGCCTTTGGTTTCCCCTTAGTCCATGGCAAAGAAGGCTCCGAAGTCGTCAAGTCTCGACTCCTGGGCGGTTTCGCCTCGGGGCCGAAAGTTCGGCCCGCCTTCGGAGCTGGACAGGCCCAATGTGCGCGAGCTGGTCGAGCGCTACGTCTCGATGGTGCTGGAAGGCAAGACCGCACGCTCGGCCGCTGAGTTCGCGGCCTGGCTGCGCTCAGATCACGGCGTGACCGCGAACGACAACACCGTCCAGGGCTGGGTCCGCAAGGTGAGGGAGTCGAATGGCCAGCGTTGAAGACTGGGGCGCACAGCCCCCGGACGAGTTGGTCAAGCTGCGCGAGGAGAATTCAGCGCTCAAGGCCCGCGTGCGCAAGGCCGAGCGCATGGCAGCGCGGCACGCAAGGATCGAAGAGGCTGTGATCGAGGCGACGCGGCAATCGCTCGAGGATACGCCGCCCAAGCTGTGGGTTGCCCCGCCGATCAAGCTGACGCCGAAGGCCAGGACGTGGGAGGAGATCCCCCAGCTCCTGCTGTCCGACTGGCAAGGCGGCAAGCGGACAGAGGACTACGACCTCGACGTGCTGGCCGAGCGGATCGCGCGCGTGACTACAAAGGCGCTGCACCTCGTTGCAGACCGCCGGCACAGTGCGCGCGTCGAGCAGCTCGACCTGTGCCTCCTGGGCGACATGGTGGAGGGCGAGACGATCTTTGCCCACCAGCCGTGGGAGGTGATCGCCCCGGTGATCGACCAGACCCAGCGCGTGGCCCAGGTGCTCCAGGACGCCATCGGCACACTGACGCCGCAGTTCAAGCGCCTGCGCGTGTTTGGCATCTGCGGCAACCACGGGCGCGCCGGTCACAAGCACAGCAGCGGTTCACCGTTCACGAACTGGGATCGCATGAGCTACCGCGTAGCCTCGATGCTGACCGAGCAGCTACCCCGGTCGGTGAGGCGCAAGGTCTCGTGGGAGATCTCGGATCGCGCCTGGCACATCCACGACGTGCTCGGCTGGCGCATCCTCAAGGTGCACGGCGACCAAGTGCGCGGCGGCTTCGCGGGATTCCCCTGGTACGGCGTCGGCCGGCGCGCGAGCGGCTGGAAGGATGCCATCCCCGGGGGATACGACATCCTCCTGCACGGCCACTTCCACACGCCGGCCATGTTCGTGCAGAACTCCTCGATCGTCTTCGCCTGCGGCTCGCCCGAGTCGAGGAACGAGTACGCTCGCTCCGAGCTGGCGGCTTCAGGCGACCCTTCGCAGCGGCTCCTGTTCGTTTCCAAGGCCCACGGCGTGGTCGCCGACCACCTGCTCTGGTGCGTCGAGCGCAAGCCGTTCAGCGCCCGTGTGACGGAGGCGAGCTGATGAACAGCCGGCAGGTGATGGCGAGGGCCCGGGCGGCGCTCAAGGTGTGGCGCGTGCGCCTCGGGCTGTCGGACTGGGACATCGGCCTTGAGTTCGACGAAGCCGGAGAACTCGACGCGGAGGGGACCTACGCCATGTGCACGCCGGACCCCGAGCGGCTGGCCATGACGATCACCTTCCACTTGGCGCCGCACCGGGCCGAGCCCCACCACATCGAGGCGACAATCGCGCACGAGTTGGTCCACGCCGTGCTGTCGCCGATCATGCACGCGCTCGACGCGGGGCTCACCCGCGAGGAGGCGATGGGCATCGAAGAGCAGGCGGTTGTCCGCATCGAGCGAGCGATGTTCGAGACCTACCCGGGGGCGACGCGCCGCCGGGTGAAAGAGCACCGGAGCACAGCCGGACCGCGGCGCCGGGGGGCGACGCGGTTGGGTTAGGAGGGGGCGCGCGTCCCCCACTGTGCAGCGCGCAGGGGGCCGGCCGTTCAGCAGACGGGCCGGCCCCCTCCTTTCACCCGAGCCGGCCGAGCGACTCGATCACCCACATGGTGGCCTTGATGGCCACCGCGGAGCCGACGAGCCAGAGCCAGCGCAGGGCCGTGCTCTGGCTGGACTTGAGGGAGCGGCAGTCCTCCTCGAGCTGGCGCACGCGCGCCTTGAGCCCGTCGTCGCTGTGCAGGGCCACCTTCATTTCGCGCACGTCCGCGGCTGCGGTCTCCATGAGGACCTCAATGCGGATCAGCCGCTCTTCGGTCGATTGTTTCGGTGCTTGCTCGGACAACATCTCACTTGCCTCCCTTGCGCCGGCCCGCGGCGCGGGCGGCCAAACCCGTCAGCACGAGGCTCAGGACCGCCCCCAAGGCCGGCTGCCCGGTGACTGCGCCCACGATGCCGCCGACGGCGCCGCCGATCTCCGAGCCCACGGTAGGCTGTGCCGGCGGGGTCGGGGGGGTGTAGGTGGCCTCGCCGAGGCCTTCGGGCAGGGGCACGGTCACCGGCTCCGCCGGCTGGGGCTCAGGGGTGCCGGTGACGGTTTCCCCGGTCGGCGTCACCACGGTGACTTCGCCCGGGCCCACAGGCTGCGCCAGAAGCTCCTGGAGCGCTTGGCAGCCCGGGACGACCGCCAGGGCCATGCACAGGACCGCAGCGCGGCCGATGCCCTGGGCGAAGCCCAGCGTGCCCTGCTGCGGCGCAGCGGGTGGCGGCGGGGTCGGGCCCCCGAGCAGATCCTCGGGGGCGGCGTGCCCCCGGCAGGTGCCGGCCTTGGACACGGCGCGGGAGAGGATGTAGGTGCAGGCGACGGCGACGGTGGGCCACACCAGGTGCTCGGGCATCGCCTGGACGCCGAGCCAGGCGCCGAGGAGGGTCGAGAACTCCGAGGTGACCCAGCCGGGCCGCACGATGGCCGGCGGGATGGTGCGAGGTTGCGTGGTCATGTGGCGGTCCTCCTCAGGAGGATCTGCGCGTTGTGCGCGTTGGTCGCGGTGTTGAGAATGAAAAGGGTCAGCGTCGTGCCAGCCGTCAGGGTGGCGTTCCAGTTGGTGGCGCTGCCTTTGGTCGCAGCGGAAAGCGCCAGGGTCGGTCCGAGGGTCGCGCCGAGGTAGGCGGCGAACGTGCAAGAGCTCGAGGCCTGAACGTTGCAGCGGAACCCGACAAGCTGCATGTCCCAGGGGTACGAGTATCCGTACACGTTGACGACGCACTGATAGGCGTCGATGTAGGACATGCCGTTCGTGACCGAGAACAGGTAGGCGAAGTCCGCCGTTTCGTATCCGACAGACAGCCACTTGGAGCGGCCAGCGTCCCAGTAGAACACCTCGTCCAGGTCGGTGCGGAAGAACAGGTCGCCATCGACCGGGCGCGGCGGGAACGCCGTGCCCGAGTCGTAGCGCGCGAAGTCGTTGCCTCGCCCAGGTCCAATCAGCCTGCTCACTAGATCTCCACGTCCTTGTATTGATAGACGATGCCCGACACGTACACGTCGGCCCCATCCGCCTGCGCCGCGATCTCGCGCGACGTGGACAGCGTGCTTGCCGGCAGGATCAAGTCGGGGGCCACCAGGATCGGGCCGGCTTGCGGGCGCAGCGTCATCACGATCTGCGCCGTTCCCCCGGTCACAGCGACGGATAGGGTGCGGGTCGCCGTCGAGCTGTTCCAGGCGTAGATCGTGACCCGCTCCCGGGTCACGCCGTTCGTGTCGAGCCCGGTCGTGTGGATCATGGTCAAGCTGCTGCTGTTCACGCCTACCGGCTGCCCGGCAGGTTGGGACGACAGGTCTTCGAGCGTCACAGTTTCAGCCATCAGAGATACGCCTCCACGTTGGGGAAGTTGAGCCGAGGCCGCGGCGCTTCGACCACGGCCACGTAGGCTCGCTTGAGGTTGATCCCGAGCAGCGAGGCGCTGCCGCGGGTGAAGCGCAAGAGGAACCGGCCGCGGCGCAGGTAGAACGAGCCGGGCCTGAATCCGTCGGACGACAGGGGGGTGGTCGGCGCGGCCGTCGTGGTCACGTACTTGAAGCCAACCCGCGTCGACGTGTTCCCGGTCTCGCCGCTGTAGGTCCACAGCGGGCCCTCGGTTGTCCAGCGGTTGCCGAGCGGCGTGTCCACCGGGGTCTCGGCGCCCGAGTAGGTCTGAGTCGCCTCCCAGCAGAAGTAGACGTAGACCTCCTGGGCCTCACGCAGGGCCGGGAAGGTGTAGTCGATCGAGACCGCCCCCGTGATGCTGTCGGCAACCAGGGCCGTGCCGGGCGCCGCGACGGCGCGGCTAAACCCGGTCAGCGTCACACCGTCCCAACCGGTCGCGCCGTGGTCTTGCAGGTGGCGCTCGAAGAGGATCTTCCCCGGGGGCAACGGGTAGCTCGCCATCGAGACCTGCTTGCCAAGCTGCCCGCTGCCCAGGAACGATCGTGCATACACCGGGTAGGGCCCGTTCGCGCCGGCGTCGTCGGAGAACGCTCCAAGATCGAGGGTCGGCCCGAGCTGCGTCTCGCCCTTGGCCGTGAAGCCCATGCGCTGCCCAAGAATCCAGCCGCCACGGCGGAACTCGTAACCGCCGATTCGGCTAGCCTCCCCGTCCACGAGCGTGTAGATCGCCCGGTAGCCCGCCTGGTTGCGCGCCAAGCTGGTCGGCGCAGGCGGGGTGATCACCAGGCCCAGGGGGCGCAGGTGCCCGCGGGCCGAGGCGCGAACGGCGCGGGCCTGCCCGCGGGCCCCCACCGGCCGAACAAAGAACTCGAGCAGCGATGCACGATCGGTCTGGTCGAGCTGCACGTGCGCCGCCGTCGGCTGGCCGGGAATGGAAAGCCGCAGCTCGGGGGTCTTGCCGATCGGTTGCGTGTAGACCTCGACCTTGGAGACAGAGCGCACGGTCTCCAAGTCGTACTGCCAGTTGAGGGTCGCGGAGACCACCGCCCCGCCGTCCTCGTTGGTCGCCGTGGTCTCGGTGACGGTCAGGTTCTGGACCGCCTCCGGGGTCACGCTGTCCAGCGTGTCCGTGGTCAGCGAGGTCTCGGGCAGCGGCAGGGAGCCGAAGTCGTCCGAGTAGACGGCCTCGTTGTATTCGACGGCCTCGACATCGACCTGCATCTTGTCGCCGTCGATCGAGGTCCGCACGACGCGGAAGCGCTTGTAGATCTTGCCCGTGCTCCCCAGTGAATACTGGTCGCCCTTCGCCGGCACCCAGGCGTCCGTGCCACGGACCATGATGCCGTCGCCGGCCACGTAGGCGCCCGCCGGGCTTTGGACCGTGAACTGCGCGTGCTCGTTGGTGCTCTGGTCCTCGATCACCATGTAGACGGTGCCCGAGGGAATGACCACGTCGCGGTCGAGGAAGACCGTGTAGTCGGCTTCCCCCGGCCCGGGGCCGCCGCCAGGGGTGCCCGGGTCCGTGTCGCCGATCCACTCGAGCAGCGCCTGATACTTGGGCGCCAGGTTGTTCGGCTGCCCGTGCCAGCGCTTGGCGCCGAACTGCCCCTCGGGGCCGCCTGCCGTGGCGTCGGCGTAGAAGGCGAAGACGCTCCCCGGGGCGTATTGCTCGGCCTCGGCCAAGATCCAGAGGATCTCGTCTTTGATCCTCGGGTCGGCCTGGAAGGCCATCATCGTGGTCACGCCGCCGCCCGTGGCGATGACCTGCTGGCCGCCTTCGTACCAAGCCACCGTCTTCCCGAGCCCCGTGACGGTCGTGACGAAGTCGGAGATGCTAGTTCCGATCTCCGAATACTTAGTTGCCAGGTTGGTGAACAGCTGGTTGACGGTCTTCGTCGCCGGGTTGAAGTCGGTGTCAAGCGGCGAGGGCGGGTTGTACGGGGCGCCGGCGACAACGTCGCACTTGGGGCAGTTGGCGACCCCGTCCACTACGCTGTCGGTGCTCACGTACTGGGCGCCGAACACCTTGGTGACCCGCGACAGGGCCGTGCTCCAAGCAGCCTCGACCTGCGTGAAGAAGGCGTTGCTCAAGATGCCCGACTGCATCCGCATGGCCTTGAACGGGTTCGGGTCGATGGCCCCGGGGCCGATCACGAAGGCCCCGCCAATCGTCGGGTGCGGCTGGAAGTCGTTGCCCGTGCTGAACACGTGCGCGGCCGGGACCAGGGCCCCCAGGTACCACGCGCCGCTGATCTCGAAGGCGCCGCCGTTCCAGTGTTCGTTGCCGTACTCGCACCACCAGCGCCGCTCCGACGCCAGGGCTGACCGGTGCCGCATCGCGAACTGGAGCTGCGCCGCGGCCCCGTACTTGACAGGGCAGCACGTCCACAGGTCCTTGCCGTAGCGGTTCGAGAAGTCGCACATCTTCTCGATCGGCGGGCCCTGGACCGTCCAAAACAGGTAGTTGGGCGGGATCGGTTGCGTGGCCGTGTTCTTGTTCGTGTCCTGCGCCTCCATCCAGCGCAGACCACGGAACGGCGTCATGAACTGAACGAAGTCCGGCGCCCACGGATCAGAGTCGATCCACGGCTCGTCCGCCTCGTAGTAGAGGCGCAGCCCCTCGGGCTTCGACGTGATAGAGGTGAAAGCGAAGTGGATGCCGCTCGTGCTCGGCGTCGTGACGGTGAACAGCCACTTCCTTGGGCCCACCTGCGTCAGGCCCGAGGCGTCGAAGCCGACCTCCGGCGTGGCCGTGCCCGAGGTCCAAGACACGATGTAGTTGCCGGCCCGGTAAACGGGCAGCGGGCCTGAGTCGAAGCCCGACGTGAGCACGTCACGGAAGAGCACGGTGGCCAGGCGCTGCCCGCTCGCCAGGTTGAAAGGAATAGCATCCTGGTCGAGGTTCTTCGGCTGCCCGTTGTCGGTCAGGTTCTTCGGTCCCGAGGCCGTTTCGGAGACCCAGAAGCGGGCGCCTGTGAACAGGTTGCCCCGGTAGAGGGCGCAGTTGCTCGTGTAGTCCTGGATGAAGCCGACGTTGATCCAGAGCGGCCGCTCGATCGAGTTCGACAAGGCGACCGCCTGCGTGGCCGAGCTGCCCCGCAGCTTGCCGCTGTAGCCCCACTGCGGCACGTCGTGCGCGACCATGACCACGTCGCCGGGCTTGCGGGCGATCGCCAAGACCGGCTGCTTCCAGGACGCCTGCCGGCGCACCAGGTGGAACAGGTTGAGCTGGTACTTGATCTCGCGCAGGGCCTGGGAGCGGCGGACCACCCCCTCCAGGCTGATTGAGCGCACCCGCCGGCCGTCGAACTTGGCCGGGTCCTGCACGTCGGGGTGCTCGAGCTCCAGGCGCTGGACCGTGTAGCCCGCGTCGCGGTCCAGGATCTCGGCCTGGATCACGTTGGGGCGCTCGTCGATCGCCGTGTAAAGGGTTTCGAGGCTGCCCTCGACGACGCTGGCGTGCGTCACCAAGGCCACGGGCGAGGCCGGCCGCTCAACGAAGACCCCGACCCGGCCGCCCTGGACGACCCGCTGCGCCCGGCCAGCGGAGAAGATCCGCTCCAGCACGTCCACGGCCTCGTCGTTGCGGCGGTCGAGGACGATGTCGCACTGCATCCGCCGCTCGGCGCCCCGGATCTTGCCCGTGGTCGGCGTAACCGGCGAGGTCGTCGGCGCGGCCATGCCCGCGGGCAGCGGCGCCACGATGGTCAGCGTCTGCGTGGCCGAGACGTAGGCCACCGAGGAGAGCACGTAGGCCGTGCCCTCGGGCGTGTTGTATTGGGCGTTGAGCGCCTCAAAGCGGACCGCGTAGCCAGCCTTCCACTTGTCGGGCACGCTGGCGACGCCAACCAGGGCGGCGGTCACGTTGCCGCCCGAGTAGGAGAGCGTGCAGCTCGACAGGTCGGCGGCGTCCACCTCCTCGAGGCCGTCCGGCACGTACTCGTCGCACCAGTCGGCCCAGGCCTCGAACTCGTCGAGCTTCAGGTCCACCAGGCCGTAGCGGTCGCCGAGGCCCTCCTCGGACGTGAGCACTCCGGCAGCGATCCAGGCCGGGTTCTGCGACCAGGCCAGCGGCGCGCTCGGCGTCGCCGTCGAGGCCCCATCCCACACGGGCACGCGGCGGCCCTTGACCTCGAAGGTGTAGGTCGGGGCCCCGCCCTGGAGCTGGTCGGTCGCCTTCTGGCGGATGCCGACCAGGGCCACGCCGGGGTAGCGGAAGTCTGCCCAGGTCACGAGCTGGATCGCCGTCCATTCGGCGGCGTTGCGGCTCAAGGTGGACGTGGACTCCGCGTTAAGGCGCTGAATCTCGACCTTGTACCGGCCGCGCTTGAAGGTCCCGCCGGCGCTGCCGGGGGCCACGCCGAAGTCCGTGCCGACCGAGATCGCGGCGCCCGTGACTAGCGTGCCGTCGTTGTTGTTCGGGGAGAGGTCGTCCGTGGTCCCGCCGCCGGACGTGTCAAACGGCCAGCACAGCAGCAGGTCGGGCTCGCTGCCCGTGCCGGTGAAGCCCGAGCCGTCCGCGTACTGGACCTGCACCTCGGCGCCGGTCAGCTCGCGCAGGAACAGCTTGAAGACGTCGAAGTCCGCGTCCGCGAAGTTGGTCACGTTGGTCTCCGACCCGACGCGCACAGTCCCCGCGGTCGGGAGCCTGTGGTTCACGTTCTCGACCTTGAGCGACCGAACTAGCGCCCCGTCCCAGTAAAACTTGAGCCGGCCGGCGCCGGCGACGCCCGCGCTCGAGCCGCCGTAGGTCACGGCGAGGTGGTGCCAGCGCTCAACCTCGGAGGCGACCCACTCCTGGACGGCGAAGAAGGGACCGGTCAGCGACTCGACAGGGAAGTCGGACGTGACCGAACCGGAGCCTGTGCCGTACTGCACGAACAGCCGCACGCTCTTGGCGGCGCCCGAGCTGATGTATTGGAGCCAGACCTTGAAGCCGCGGTTGGTGGCGCCGTCCCAGAAGTTCCAGACGTGGTAGGTCTGGGTCGCGTCCTGGTTGTCCACGTCGAGCTTGACCCAGCCCGAGGTCGTCCACTGGACGTTCTCAGCCTGCGGGTCGGTCATGCCCGTGGGGCTGGCCTTGGTCACACTGCCGTTGACCCCCTGGAGCTTCAAGTAGAAGCCCTGCGCCGGCGCCGTGTAGGTCGCCGGGTCGATGAAGGGGTGGCGGAACTCCACGTCGAAGGCCCCGGTCTTCGCCTGCGTGACCGTGCCCTCGGCCGGCAGAACGACCACCTTGCCGATCGGCGTGCCCGAGCCGTCGAGCGCCTGGTAGCGGAGCTGGAACTGCGCCTGGTTGTTGGTCAGGGAGCCCGAGCCCGAGAAGGTGTAGAGGCCCTCGGGGAAGGTCACAGTCGCCGAGAACTCGTCGGCCTCCTCGCCGGCGCCCATCGAGTAGGTCACCTCGGTGTCCCACTTGTTTAGCTCGGTCAGGTCAGCCGGCACGCCGGGGTCGTAACCCCCGTTCTTCGGCGTGATGG